AATTGTTACTTGAGTCTCTATTTCTGTGTTTATAGCTAGTAGCATCATTACCAAAAATTTCTCCATTCCCATGATATCCATTACACCCCATGTAAATGCTTGTGGCACTACCATTCATATTATTACTTAAATTTACTGTTTGGTCTCCTGTTCCATTATCTGTGATACTAGCGACATTAAATGACTCTTTAACTGTGGTATTGGTAAGGTCGTGGTTAACTCCTACGACTGCCAAGCCATCCTGCAACTTCATGGTTACAGAACCTTCAGTAACCGTCACATTTCCAGCCGCTGTGTTACCTCTTAGGTCATCTACTTTAAGAATACTAGCCATTATGCGAGGTCTCCGTGTCCCAGAAGATAATTATACTTCGCGTCAACATAAGCACCATTAGAATAAATCCACATTCCGTACTTCGAGGTAGTGTCTGTACCTAAATTTGTTTTTGGCGCACCTGCTGGGCCAAGTTGAAAGCTGTCCCCCGCATAGCTATTGGTAGTCATGTTTATGCAGTAGTTAAGGGTAGAAAAAGCATTTGTAGTATTTGCAAAGTATTGACCAACATTATTGTCTACTAAGCTACTTGTGTTAAGTGAATCTCTAGGTGTTGTACTCGCCATGTCATAATTAATCCAATGCTTTGCCAACCCCTGCACAGTATTCTGCGTGACATTGCCACCATCTGACACATAGGTAGATGTGTTAGCCATCTTGACATTAGAACCGCCAGAGCCAGCCTTATCTACAATGGTGTCTACATTTAACTGACTGGTCATACGATACTCCAATATCCGTTAACAGTGACAGTGGCATTGTCCTGTGTGATAGGCCCACCTGATACGCCATTCTCATCGCTGTCAATCGTAATGTCTGCTGTGATGGTCTGCCCATTCATACGGATGATGCTGTTGTTGCCCTTAAATGGGTAACGTGTGTCAGCCTCTGCCTTAGTGTACGAGTTTGCTACAGAGAATGTGTCATAGATAATCATCTCAACTACGTCATTGAGGGATGCCCCTGTGACCAAAACTACTGTTGTACCTGTCGTGGCTGTATAGTCTGTACCGGGTTTGAGTAGGACACCATTCTGGTACACGTCCATATACAGGCTATCCTGATAGGTCAGTACCTTTGCATCTTGGTCACTGCCAGAGAAGCTAGTCTGTCCTGCTGTCGCCTGATATATAAAGCGATTGCGAACTCCTACTGCTGGGGATTTACCTATATATGGCATTATGCTTCTCTCAGTGCCTCTAGACGGGCTTCTTCCTCTGTATTACGAACTGCTGCTGTCTTAACCCATCCTCGTGTAAATGCGTCAGCCACAATCAGTTCACGAGTAGCCGGGATTTGCACCCCCTCGTCTAGCGCACGGTTAGTGTAAATAGATACAATTTCATCATTAGCAATTCTTGCACGGTCAGTCACTGCGTTCTCAGCCCACTCTTGCGGAGACAATGCAGCATACTCTAGACCCTTATACTGGGTGTCCGTCAGTTCTATTGTAATTGTTTGTGCCATTGTTTTTACTCCATTTAACTTACTAAGTAACCGTAGAATTGCAACTCTCTAGCACCGCCATAATAAACGCAGTTACTTTGTTGAAATGCAATATCTATATAATCATTGGCACTTAATTGAACCAACTGACTAACCTCCATATGTAAATAATTGGTCGCCGCCCCAGCTAAGTTGTGATATGAGTACACATCATTAGCTCCATTGACCCTCATTTCTAGCTGCGCATAAGCAGCTGCGGCATCAAGGCGAATAAAGCCCACATGAACGTGAAATGCATATGTCCCTGCTATTGGGGCTGTGAACCTATTTGTAGCAGTTGAAAAGTGTGAACCAACATTGTGCTGCACACTAGCAAATGGTATGGGACTTGTTGATACGTAAGCTAGCTGCGCGCTTTCAGCCCTAAAGCTAGGCTGAGACGGCATAAGCACACGTTCACTGCTATCAATCGTAATAGCGGTAGCATTAGCAGAATTAGATATGCCTGTTATGCCTTCTTTGCCAATCTTAGTTAACGCCACCGTCTATCTCCTTATGCGTAAGGGCTATCGCCAAGTACCGCTGTATCCCAAGCTGCTTTCAATGCTGCAATATCTGAAGCACTACTAATAGCAGAAGCGGCTGGGGCATCACGAAGGGCATCCTTTGCTGTTGCAATAGCAGTTGTGCTAGTGCCAGCCTCTAGTGCCTTCATTAGTTCTACGTCCTTTGCTTCTAGCAAGGGCTTACGTGCTTCACGGATTTTGTCCTTGAAGATTACTTTGGCTGCAGTCATATCTTCTGATATAACTGTGCCATCCAATGACCATGCACCACGGAAGTGACGGTCAGAAGGTACGGTTGCTGTTGAGGCATCAATCTGATTCCCGTCCTTGTCTACGATGTATGTTTGTGCCATTAGGTTTCTCCTCTTAGGCTGCTAAATCAGTGACGCTTAGTTCTTCAGTTATCTTCCAAGCGTTGCGCCACTCACGTGTACCCGGAAGCTGTTCTTTACGGCATATAACCAGTTTAGGTTTATTACCCTCATCCCAATTGCGCCACACATGCTGTGGGCAATCTTTCATAATTAGGTATTCTATAGCTTGCTCTTCTGTCATAGCCTCGACAGGCTCTGTATTATGGAGCAAATAACCTCTTGTGTGCTTTACAAAGTCAGGCTTTGCTTCATCTTTAGCTAGTTCCCAGTATACCTGTACTGGTGGTAGGATGCCGCCCTGTAGCGCACATGCCATCCAGTTCGGGTCAGGTACAAGTATCTTTGCACATTCGTCTATGCTGTCTTCATAAACTACACGATAGTCTGACTGTACACCGTCTAGGTTTTCCTTTGCCCAGCATAGTCTGTCAAATAGGTGTGTGCCTTGAAACTCTGGTGTTTCCATTATGCTAGGTCTCCCATTATAATAACACATCCTATCTGGTCTGTAATTGTACTAGTATCCGCATCATGTTGTTGACACGCAATTAAAGAAGTTGTTGAAACACCTACATCTATTGTTTGAGTATTGTTAGCAGCTAAACTTCCAGCAACCCAGATGTATTGTGTGTTTTGCATTGCGCTAGTTATATTTCCACGAGACAAACCAGTTCCAGAATCAGTCCCGCTAGAAATATTTAAACACTCTGATGATATGCCATTAGTAACTATGCCCATAGTTGTGCTACTTCTTAAATTCATGTTAAAAGTAACCTTCGCACTACCATTCACCACGTACTGCGTATCAAGTGACCCAGCGGTGCTGTGTTCTAGGGTATCTGCTTTTATCTTTCCTAGTGCCATTATGGTTTCTCCGGCCAGCTTACATCATCAAGAGATGTTGCGCTGTTTGTGATGTCTCTTAGGTCTTGGCGATATTTAGTTTGGGCTGATGACATGGTAAGGTCACTAGATGCCCACCAATCCGTTGCGGCAATCAATCGGTCACGTTCTTCACGCAACAATCGCATTGGCTCTGCTGCTTTAAGTTCGTCTATTTTTTCATTAATAGCATCATTAGATGGCTGTGTAATATCTTCACTATGCCACTCAATTTCTGTGCCTCTAACAGTCCACTCAGCAGTGGGCGTTAAAGCGCGTATAGCTGTTGATATGTCCGTCATCCAGCAATCTCCATAAGTGTAAGCGTAAAATGACCATAACTATTATAAGACATATAGGTTGTATGACCGCTTGTCTTAACATACACAGTGTAAGTTGTTGCGCTTGTTGTATTAGGACTATCTAAAACTTGACCTGTAGATGGAACATTAAGAGCAGGAACACCTAGCAACATAAGTCCGGCATTGCCATTACCTATATTGGTTGAACCACGATAAATAGTTGCATTACAACTACCCCCATTTGCAACATACCAACTACCAATGCTAACGGTAGCAAGAATTTTACTAGAAGTTGAAGAAGGGGTAATAGTTGTTGCTAACCCTGTTGTTACAAAGCTTGTGCTTGCTGTATTAAAATCAGATGTAATGAAATTGCTCTGAACCTGTAACAGAGAACCAGTGCTGTTTACAATAGGCTTGCCAGCAAGAGTTTGTATTGCGTCTGTTTTAATTAAACTCATGCTAGGTCTCCGAATACTGTAGAGTCATTGTGGAACGCATCTGCACCACCGTTAGTTGCCCAACACTGTGTTTGATAAGAACCTGTTGCCCTCACCGCAAAGTTACCAGCATAGTTATTACTAAGATT